GAGAAAGAAATAAAGGTGGTGGACAATGAGTGATTTTGATTTTGGTTTTACAGCGGTCGATGAAGATGAACTAGAAGTTGTTCAGAAAGCATCAGCAAGTGCAGAAAGTAATGCCTCGCAAGTAAACAAGTTAGAAAATAAAGTAGATAAAATCTACAACGCAGTTCTTCCTCTGTTATCTAATTTAAAAAAGAATCCAGAGAAAGATTATATATATTGGCCAAATCGTAATTTAAAGATTGACCAGTTTGAAGTAGTACTACAGAAGATTATAAATGAGTGATAATTATTTAGGAAATCCTAATCTTAAAAAAACGAATGTTCAGCAAGAATTTACTGCAGAACAAATCGAAGAGTATGTTAAGTGTTCTAAAGACCCTGGATACTTTATCGAAAAGTATATTAAGATTGTTAATCTTGACGAAGGTTTTATTCCATTTGAGATGTATCCATTTCAAAAGAAGATGGTTAAAACTTTTCACAAGAATAGATTTTCTATTTGTAAAATTCCTAGACAGTCTGGTAAGTCAACTACAGTGTGTTCATATATTCTATGGTATTCACTATTTAATCCTACTGTCAACTGCGCCATTCTTGCAAACAAAGGCGCATTAGCAAGAGACTTACTTGCAAAAATTCATATGTCATATGAAGCATTACCAGAATGGTTACAACAAGGTATCAAAGAATGGAACAAAGGTTCTATTGTTTTAGAAAATGATAGTAAAATTATAGCGTCATCAACTTCATCAAGTGCAGTTCGTGGTGGATCATATAACTTAGTATTTCTAGATGAGTTTGCATTTGTTCCTTTTAATCTTGCAGAAGATTTCTTCCGTTCTGTATATCCTACTATTACTTCTGGTAAAAATACAAAAGTTATGGTTGTATCTACACCGAATGGTATGAACCACTTCTATAAGATGTGGGTAGATGCTGAAGAGAAGAGAAGTAATTATGCGACTATTGAAGTTGAATGGGATGATATTCCAGGTAGAGGCGCAAGGTTTAAAGAAGAGACAATCAAAAATACTTCACCAGAACAATGGCAACAAGAATTTGAGTGTCAGTTCTTAGGTTCAAGTAATACACTAATTAATCCTAATGCACTAAGAAATCTAGCATATGTGCAACCAGAGTATAATAAGAACGATGTAACTGTCTATGAGAAGGCGCAAGAAGGACATTCATATGTTTGTACAGTTGACGTTGCAAGGGGCGTAGGAATCGACTACAGTGCTTTTACAGTTGTAGATATTACAGAGATGCCTTTCAAAGTTGTATGTAAATACAAGAGCAATGAAATATCTCCTTTGATGTATCCTACAATAATTAATCAAATGGCAACTCATTATAATCAAGCATATGTGCTTGTTGAGGTCAATGACATAGGTCAGCAAGTCGCC